AATAAATGGTGAAGTTAACTTACAATTTGATGGTAATAATTTCTATGTTAATGGCGCAGTAGTACAAGATAGCGCATCACAATCTATTAGCGGGACCGCTGCTCTTACAATTGACGTTCAAGCTGCGAACTTGCATGTGATATCAGTTGCGGCAGGAACGGTAACATCGAGTATAACATATAACAACAGAGGTAATAATCCGAAAGTTAATACTTTAATTTTAGTATTTAAATATTCAGGTACACATACTATTACATGGACTAACGTTTTATGGGCAAATAATACAACTCCAACAGTAACAGGCGCAAACACTTACGCTGACGTATATATGTTAACATCTTATCAAGGTGGCGCAGGCACTCCAAGTTGGATTGGAACGGTTGTCGCGCAAGGCTTAATAAGTACAACTCTATAATCTATGCTTACAAGTATTGCATCAAATTTAAACGGAAGCGCCTTCCCATACAACCCTTCCGCCGCAGCTACGGTTAACAGATTTAATTTAAGCCAAGGTAGAAGTTATAACCCAAAGAAATCTACCAGCAACTTTTTAGATGTATCTGGTAATGGTGTAGTTGGGACAGCGTATTCTGTATCAAATGAATATTACCCATGGAAATATGGTGGCATGGTTTATTTAAATAACACTACAGGTTATAACCCAACACCAGGTAGCGGTCAAACTATTTATTTAAATGTTGGCACTACCAATGAATATACATTTATAGTAGCATGGGAATATGTAGCGTCTAATTTAACATACGGCGCAGATATCATAGCAGGTGCTTATGCTAATAGTACTCACGACTGGTGGATTGGGCAGGTTGATTATAATCCTGCTAACCCTTATCGTTATTCCCGGAATGGCACAGGTTATACTTTAGGAGGTGCTCCAGTAGCTGGGAGACGTTACATTGCAGTAGTTGGGAATAGCTTTGCGACAAACACTGGATATTTTTATTTATTTGATAGTGCTGGTAATTCGAATAGTAACGTTAGCATTGGCGGTGTTGCGTTAAACACATCAGGTAAAATTGCTCTTGGTAGATATGGAGACTATGGATTTGATAACTATATGCCTAGATGCTATTTCGGAGATGCAATTTATAGTAGCACATTTTTATCTGGCGCAAATGCTTTAGCAATAAAAGATCAAATCAAATACAGATACGGAATAACAGTTTAATATGAACACGAATCTTTACTTTTTAATTCAAAAAAATTCAGACGGATCTATCACGATTCTAAATGGACCAGATTATTTGCCTATTACTTTCCTTAATGTTAGTAATTTTAATAATCTTGAAAAAGACGCGCCTCAATTACTAAAAAATCTAGATTGGCTAGACAGGCCCACGTTAAGTTTTTGGCAGGCTGTTATTGGAGTTAAGCCAGTAGGCGTTTTTAGTAAAAAAATTGTATCTGAAAATAATGTAAACCCTGAATCAGAAACAGTAAATGTTGTCTATATCGAAGTAGATTTAACACCTCAAGAACAAGAGGAAAAAAAACAACTTCTTAAAAATAGATACACCCCAGTAAGAGACTCTTGTTTGAAACTCACAGACTTCACTCAGTTAGCCGACGCTCCTATTTCCGAACAAGCTAGAATCGATTTTTCTAATTTCAGGCAACAGTTGAGAGCAATGTTTGATATTTCTGATTATAGTCAATTAGCTTGGCCTGCGATTCCTACGTCTGCTCCAAATATAACTATACCACCATTTCCGCCAATAGAAAAATAAAGTTAGAACTCTTATTCTTGTGTAATTAACTAATATGAAGGTTGTTGATATAGCTCAAGAAATTTATTTTGATTTAAATAGCCCAAGCGATTTAAGCATAGCGGCTATATCTTTTTGGGTAAGAGCTAACGTCGGGGCTTTAAATAGTTTCTTGTTTTCTAATTTTGTTATAGATGGAACTACTTATGAAATAGTAGACGCAGATGATAACAATGCCGAAATAAATATTAATGCTGTGGCGATATTAAAAAAGATGTACATGATACATCGTTACGCCGTAATTATTAGATCTAAATTAACTTCTACAGATTCAGACGACGTAATAGAAGTAACGCATAACGACACAAAAGTAAGAAAAATAGACAAAAATCAAATCATTAAAACAGTTAGCGCAGAAAAGAAACAAGAAGAAGAATCTCTCAAGCTTCTAATTAGCGCATATAGAGGAAAACAATTTACCCCAGAACAGGTAGTCGGAGACGATATTGTCGCTGGAGCATTCCCAGACAATTATCCATACATTAGATCTGGCAGAACTTATGGATATACAGCTTATTAAAGATCTGAGTTTTCTTCTATTATTTTTTCTATTTGAGTTATTTCAAAAAGAATCTTACTCTTTAGACTCTTCAACTCATTAAGCACAGCGGCGGCTTGTTTTTTAGATTTGGCTTTTTCTAGTTTTTTTATAAGTCTGTCTGATTCTTTTTCATAAAACTCCGCCGTCTTGAGCATCATTTGCAAATGGTCCATATAAAATGAAAGAGGGGAGCTTTCGCTCCCCTCAGTTTTGTATTTTAACGCTTACGTCGAGCCGCTCGCTTACTTAGGGTTTGTGGGTCAGATGCAGTTGCGAAACCGAATGCATTACGCGCAATACGCTTGGTGTCGGTTCGATGTTGGTTGATCTTAACAACCTTCTGGACATCAGTCACTGTTAGCCTACCGCAGTCAGACTCGGTAACCGTAATAGAGTACTTATTCATAGCATCTATATTGTTGCTGAAAAATAGAAAAAGTCAAGTTATTTTTACAGAAATTTCCCTGCTTTCTGGGTTTTCTTTTTCCGACAAAGAAACATTTAAAACACCGTTTTCTAGTTCAGCGGAAGTTTTTGCAAGATCGCAATCTTTTGGCAAAATAAATACGATTGACTTGGATTTTCTTTTGTTTTCTTTAGAGGGTGCAGCTTTAATAATCAATCTGCCTTGCTTGGTTTTAACAGAAACCTCTTCTTTAGAAAATCCGGGGACATCAAAAGAAAGCAAATACTTTCCATTTTCATGCCGCCAATCATATTCAATGTTAGAGGTGCTATCGATTAGGTTATAAAATAATGAATTATATGTATTGTCCATAGGTACTTTTTAAAAGCAAAGGCTGTGCCGTTAGATTTGGCTTAGATTTTCTATGTTTTTCTTGTTTTTCCGAGACTTGGAGGAACTTTTTGTCTCACTAAGTGCGCCATAGATGAGACTAAATAACTCATAAACAGACTGCTTAGAAAAATGGCTCTCTTCAGGAGGCTTCGGAGATGTGTCTTGCCATTCTAAAACATAATCAGCGAGGGCTTCGACCTTTGGAGTATGAGTCGCTTCTTGATTGTTGACTGGGATTGAAAATGTTTTTTTGAAAGGGGATGCGCTTTCTATTTTATACTTTTTGACATGAATTAAAATACCGCCATTTTTCTTTAACCAATAAACTTCATCGTTTTCATATTCAGCGTGTCTAATATCTGGAATGCAAATTATTCTTTCGTTTTTTGTTTTCTCGAACTTGGCTATGGCTTTAGAGATCTTGTCGGTCCAATGAGTGCCTCTGGTTTCAATGCGCTTAACTTTGCCATGAAAAACCAAAAAGTCTCGTATTTTACTCTTGTCTTCTCTTGAACAAATTATTGGGTCTATGCCGTAGAGAGACAAAAGAGCTTCTTTGCATTCTTCTTTAATAGAATCTGCCAAAGCAATTCTTTCAAATTCATAGCCCATTTCTTCGAACAACTCTCTAAGCATATTGCATAAAGAGTCTTTGCCGTCGCCAGCTAATCCTGATATTCCTATTAATTTATTCATTTGATAAAAACATTCCAATCTATATGATTTTTAAATTCTATTAAATCTGTTGCCAGAATGGGCGGCATGGCTTTGGGCTTTCTTATGAGTTTCAGCCCAGCTTCTTCTGGGGTTTTGTTTCCTTTTTTAGAGTTTATGTCTTTATGACATAGCACCATGTTTTCCCAAGTGTTTGGGCCTCCTCTAGACTTTGGAAAAGGGTGGTCTATATTTGCTTCTTCTGGTTTTAACTTTTTGCCGCTGTATTGGCAAATTCCTTTGTCTCTGATCCAAATGTTGTTCTTGGTAGGGCGGAATGTCTTTACTGGGATTTCAGCGTATTTAGAAGAGGCAATAATTGTAGGAACTCTAATTGACATTTTACTTGTTCTTATTTCTAGGTCACATTCTCTAACTGGGAGCGTTATCCATTCTTCCCATTTGACCGCTTGAATATCTTCTACTTCAGAAAAATTTAAAGAACCATCTTTATTTTTACCGTAGAGAACATTAAGTTTCTTATTAATGTCAAGATTTTTTCTAGATTTTTTTAACGTTATTTTTAGAATGAATTGATGAAGAAAAATTCTACTTCTAAAAATGCTATAAAGAAGGCGGCTAAGAAGCCAACGTCTTCTGGCAACGCAGGTAACACAGGCAACACAGGTAATGTTGGCAAGGGAGGCCAGCCAGGAAGTTCTGGTAGCTCGGGCTCCGCTAAAAAGCGATAAAACACGGCGCGATGAAAATCGCGCCTTTTTTATTTAATAAATTAAGAAAGACTCGTCAGAGCAATCTTCCCAGTCTAAAGATTCAGAGGCTTTGGATTTTCTTTTGAATTGACTATAGCACACAGCGGCTCTTTGTTTTTGCTGCGGGAAATCCTTGTTCAAACTAAGGTATCTCCGTTTGATACAATGAACGTCTCCTCATCCTTTACGGCTGTAACCTCTCCGATCCACTCTCCTTCTGGATCTAAAATCTTTACAGTTTTGCCAATTAACCTTGAATTGATATCAAGTCTGGATTCTTTCATTTGATTTTTATTATTTTGTCTGAATATGGGAATGTTATGCTTATGTTTGAATAAGTTTTATTCGGATCTAATATTTCAGCAAGAATTTTGATGGTATCTTGAGAAAACTTCTCTGCGATTTCAACATATTTGCTTTCATGGATTTCAGTAGCTGCCTTATTTGAGCAGTTGCATTTCGACAAACTGTCTATACAAAAAGACAGCGCTTCTACTAATTCTGAGGATCTTGACACTTCTGTCGGGCTTGTCGAGATGGCTTTGCAAAATTCTATTAGTCCCTTAATTTCTATTTCCATGGTTAAACATTATATCTACAGTTTTGTATAGTATTACATACACAAAATAAACAAAAAAAACAAATTGAATTTTTGAAACAGCAAAACATAACCAAAAGCCCAAACAATATGGGCAGCTCAATAATCTAGTAAAAAAATTATTGTTCTTGAGAAGCAAGAAGTCAAAATAATTTGTCTTGCCATTGTTTTGAATTTTAAAACATTTATACTCAATGTCTCTGGTAAAAGACAAAATTTTAAATATCTTGCCGTATTCGACAATGAAATCTGTCTTATAAAGCAAAATAGAAATCGCCGCGCAAGAGGCGGCTTGGACAATATTATCCTGAATGCCCATAGCCACCCTCGCCTCGCTTGGTTGAAGTTAGGTCGTTAGACTTTACAAAATTAACATGAGCGCATGGCTCAATTATTATTTGAGCAATTTTGTCTCCAGCTTTCACATTAAAATCAACATTGTTGTCGGTGTTATACAAAATAACACCAATATCGCCCCTGTAGTCAGAGTCTATTACACCGGCTAAAACGTCAATTCCATTTTTATATGCCAGTCCAGATCTTGGAGCTATTCTTCCATAGTGGTTCATGGGAATGGCCATGCTGACGTTTGTCTTAATCAATGCCCTGCCAAGTCTGGGAATAATTGCGCTTTCAGCAGCATACAAATCGTATCCAGCAGAAAATGCAGTAGCTTGCGTAGGAATCTTGGCCAAGTCGCTTAACAGTTTGATGTGTATGTCCACGACGATATTATGCAGCTATAGTAAAAAAAGTCAACTTAAAATTTGATTTTTTTACTTTTTGAGATCATATTAAAGTGTGAACATCATTGAATGTTATCAGCTACTCAACGAGTACTTCAACAGCCGCAGTTGCTTCAATCTAAAGAAAAATAGGAAAGAAGTGATTTTGGTGTCTGACGATGAACCATCGGAAAACGCGGCGCTTGTCTGCGCTCTGAGAGAAATGGAAAAAGCCAATGTGCTTCGCTCATGCGTTCTAGACGGCGAAGAATATTGGGTTTTAGTGAAGTCTCTTGAGTCCTTTTCTCAGACGATAGAAGTAAGCGGGCTGGTAGCCGCTGGCATAGCTTCTATTATTAATAATATGTGCCAAGAGTTAAACAGCGAGTCAGAGAAGTGCGACGTTTTAAATATTACAGAAAAGGATTTAAAGAATTTAATTTATATCGCTTCTAAGGCCACTCCAGACTCGCTTAAGAAATGATTTGACTTTTCCAGAAAACAGGTCATAGTCATCCAGACTGTTGTGCAGAGGTAACCTGAGCAAAACCATGCTCACTTAAGAATAAAATCTTATTTAAACTCGTAAGAGACAGCAAGCCCGTTGAAAGACGATAGGAAATTGGAGGAAACTCCAGCGTGCGTTCGGGAGAGGTCGCGTCGTAACTGAGTCCTATTTAAAACTACTAGAAACTTCATTCCTCTCAAAGGAAAAGGCGATGGTGGAACGTCTGAAAAAAAGTCGCTGCGCAAACAACAGTCTAGCATAGCCAAAAGTAGTCACTAGCTAAACGGACTCACTAAAGCCGGAGATGCGATGACTGATGTGGGTACTTTTGGGTGAATAATATCTTAGATAACAACATCTAAGCTGACCTACTATTGCTTAATAGCCAACTCAAGGAAAAGTTATAAGGCGATGGTGGAGAGGCAAAGTCTCTGTGGCAACACAGAGCATTAAGGAAAAAGTTTATGTCTAAATCAAAATCTATTAAAGATCTTGATCTTGTTTTAGTTAATAAGATCAAAGATAATAACTGCAACGACAGTTTCGAAAAATTATCAGGTTCTTACGATAATTTTTATTTCTCTATCGCAAGAAAATATTCTCAAGCATTAAACAGAATGGGAATGAGCAAAGAAGAGATAAAGTCTGAAAAAGATTTTATTCTTTACAAAGCAATTCAGTCTTTTGATGCGAAGCAGAAAACGAAGTTTTCAACTTGGTTTTGCAACTGTGCGAGATATCATTTTCTTAATTACATTAATTCAAACAAAAAATACATCTTGAACGAGGGTTTAGGTGTTGATGTTTATATTAATAAAGATATCTTAACTGTAACAGATAAGAATAATGATTTATTTGATTATTTGTCTTCTCTTCTTTCTTCTTTCAAAGATCCTAGAGTTAATGAGGTATATAAATTAAGGTATTTTTCTAACACGGCTAAACCTGTTACATGGAATAAGATCGCTAAAAAACTAAATATAAGCACACAGACAGCAATCAACCTGCACGAAAAGGCTAGAGTTTTCCTAAAAAACAAGATTCTTAGTAAAAATTCTTTCGATTTGGTTTGACTTTTTGGTTTTTTGGGTCATAATGTGTTTAGCATGAATGCTACCAAGACTGAAAACAAGTGGGATAACCGCGAACTGGGCGCCTTGTGGACGAAAGTCAGCAAGGATAAATCACAGAAGTATATGACTGGTCATATTAACACCTCTTTGGAGGGAAAGATTGACATTGTCATTTTCTCGAACAAGGAAAAGAAAACCGATAAATCTCCAGATTTTCGGATTTATGCTTCTGATCGCTCGGACAAGCAAAAGGATCAGGCTAGCAAAACCTCTCCAGCACTTGCCCAAAAAGTGCAATCGGAGTCTGAGGATGACGACGGAGTTCTATAATAAAAAGTAGAAAATCCTTTTCACCTACCTATAACAATAGGTAGGTTTTTTTATGCAATTTGCCGTTCAAGTTCCGCTAAATTCTTTGAGCTATGGCCAAGTTAGTTTTAATTTGCTTTACGAGTTTTACAAGCTCGGGCTTAATCCACATATTTTCAAATCTTCTGACCATCAGATAGACTTTTCAGCTTATGACTTTGAACAAGACTTTACCAACTGGATCATTAAAAATCACAATGAAGCACTATTGAAGCATAATAGAAATATTCCATGTATAAGACTTTGGCATATTAATGATTCACTCAGGACATATTCAAATAGGCAAATTCTTTTAACTTTCCACGAAACGGATCAACTTACTCCTATTGAAGCAAATATCTTAAAAAATAGCGAAGTTTGCGTGACTTCAAAATACACTCAAGATGTTTTCGCGGACGCTGGCGTTTCTTCTTCTATCGTACATCTTGGATTTGATTCTAATCACTTTAAGATTTTAGATAAAAAATATTTTGATGACGGAAGAATAACTTTTAATCTTTGCGGCAAGTACGAAAAACGCAAGCATCATACAAAGATTGTAAAGACATGGATTAAAAAATTTGGTAAAGATAAGAGATATTCTTTGCAATGCGCTTTACACAATCCGTTTTATCAAGACCCCGCTGAATTAAAAGGAGTATTCTCAAATATGTTAGACGGCAAGCCCGTTTTTAACGTTACATTTTTGACATCGATGCCAAAAAATTCCACCTACAATGATTTTCTAAATTCTTCAGATATCGTTATCGCAATGTCTGGCGCAGAAGGCTGGGGCCTTCCAGAGTTTCAATCTGTAGGGCTTGGCAAGCACGCAGTTGTTTTAAATGCCACATCTTACAAAGAGTGGGCTAATAAAGAAAACTCTATAATTGTCGAGCCAAATAATAAAATTGAAGTCTATGATGGAAAGTTTTTCTCTAAGGGAGCGCCATTCAACCAGGGAAATATTTTTGATTTTAGTGAAGATGAATTCATTGCTGGCTGTGAAGAAGCGATTAAGAGGGTCGAATCAGATAGAGTTAATCACGAAGGATTAAAACTCCAAGAAAAATTCAAGTATTCAGATACGGCTAATAAACTGCTATCAATGATTTAATATGCCAATTTATCTATTTAAGAACCCTAAAACCGGCAAAATTGTTTCTGTTTTTCAGCAAATGAATGAAGAACATGTTCATTCTGAAGATGGAATTAAGTATGAAAGAGTCTTTACAGTACCTAACGCTCAAATTGATGCCGATATTGATGTTGATTCTTCTGAAAAGTTTATAGAAAAAACAGGAAAAATGAAAGGCACACTTGGAGAAATTTGGGACTACTCTCAAGAATTAAGTAACAAAAGAGCTGAAAAAAACGGTGGTATTGATCCTGTGCGTCAAAAAGCAGAAGAAAAATATTCCAAAAAGCGCAGGGGTATGAAATATAAAAACAAGATAAACCCTTCGGAAATGCCCAAGATTCAGCTTGACTAATTCTATTTTCCGGGAATATTGTGTAAACCATCATCCTATGAGCATTCTATCTAAAGATTTTATTTCAAAATATAAAGGCAAACAACCAAACTGGGGCTTCAATGGTTTGGGCTATGTTGTCTACAAAAGAACATACGCAAGACTCAAGGAAGATGGCTCTACCGAAGAGTGGCATGAAACTGTAGAGCGTTGCGTAAATGGGGCGCAAAAGATTGGCGCTGGATACACAGAAGAAGAGGCCGAAAGAATATATGATTATGTATTTAATCTAAAGTGCAATTTTGCCGGAAGAATGCTTTGGCAGCTTGGTACATCTACAGTTGATCGCTTTGGGGCTAATTCATTGCTTAATTGCTGGGCTGTAGCAATGCGAGAGCCTAATGCATTTTTGTTTCTTTTTGAGAATCTGATGCTTGGTGGTGGCGTTGGTTATAGTATCCGAAGAGAAGATGTTCATGAGTTACCTAAAATAAAGAAAAGTGTAAAGGTTATTCATGAAGGCTCTAAAGATGCTGATTACATTGTCCCTGATAAGCGCGAAGGCTGGGTTAACTTGCTATCTAAAGTCTTGGATGCTTTTTATGTCACTGGCAAATCGTTTTCTTATTCGACCATTCTTATCAGAGGGTATGGAGAACCAATCAAAGGCTTTGGGGGAAAAGCTAGCGGCCCACAAGTCCTTATTGATGGAATCGATAAGATCACAAAAATTTTCCAGTCTAGAGAAGGCAAAAAACTTCGTTCGCTCGATGTTCTAGATATCTGCAATATAATTGGCAGCATTGTTGTCGCTGGTAATGTTCGTCGAAGTGCTGAAATCGCTCTTGGCGACCCTGACGACATTCTTTATTTGCGAGCAAAGAATTGGGGCACTGGCAATGTTCCAAACTGGAGAGCTATGAGCAATAATACTATTTATGCTGATAGCTACAGTCATGTTCTTGAAGAAATTTGGAAAAACGGCTATGAAATAAACCCAGACAGCGGATACGCGAACGGAGAGCCTTATGGCTTTTTTAATCTACCGCTTTCTCAAAAATTCGGAAGAATTAAAGATGGCGACATTTCTCAAAACGCAATGTATCCGACAGATATAGATAATTGCGAAATGACCAATCCATGCGCTGAAATTAGCCTTTCTAATTATGAATGCTGCAATCTTTGCGAACTGTATTTAAATAATATCTCTAGTAAAGAAGAGCTTCTTGATTGCTCTCAGCTTCTTTATAAAACTCAAAAAGCAATAGCTTCTCTCCCTTTCATCCATGAAGAAACTAATAAAATCGTTCACAAGAACATGCGCCTTGGCCTTGGCATTACTGGTGTATGTCAGTCTCTTGATAAGCTTTCTTGGCTTGATGATTGCTATGTTGCTCTTCGCGCTTTTGATAGGGCTTGGAGCAAGAAGCGCGGATGGCCTGAAAGCATTAAGCTCACGACTGTTAAACCCAGCGGCACATTAAGCTTGCTTGGCGGAGCTACCCCCGGAGTACATCCAGCATTTAGCCAATATTATATGCGCACAGTTCGCATGTCTAGTTCTGATGCGTTAGTTCAAATTTGTAAGGACATGGGTTATCATGTTGAGTTTCTTGTTAATTTTGACGGGACAGAAAACAGAGATACTGTTGTTGTTTATTTCCCATGCAAAACACCAGAAGGATCAATCTTGGCTAAAGATATGGACGTTTTGAAGCAGCTTGACATGGTGAAAAAGCTTCAAACAGATTGGTCTGACAACGCCGTGTCCGTAACTGCTTATTATAAACCAGAAGAACTTGATTCATTAAAAGCTTGGCTTAAGGAAAATTACGAGCATAATGTAAAGAGCGTTAGCTTCTTGCTGTTTAAAAACCACGGATTTAAGCAGGCTCCCTATCAAGAGATTGACGAAGAAACATATTTGTTAGCTTCGTCTAAAGTTAAACCAATATCTTCTTTATCTATCAACAGCACTGAAATGCTAGATATGGCTGAGTGCGCTACTGGCGCTTGCCCAATCCGCTAATCACATAAAAAATTACAAAATTAGGGTCTAATTTTATGGAAATTTCCATAGTTAGGCCCTAATACATTTTAATAACATGAAATTTTACGTCAGAGGCGGGGTGGGCGATTTTTTACAATGCTCTTGGTTTATACAAAATAACAAAACCAAAGAATTTATTGTCCACACACATTTTAAAGAGGCCGAATCTTTTTTCAAAAACTTAAATGCAGAAAATGTTTTCTTTTACTATTTTGATACTATAGAAGAACACGATAAACAAATAGATAAAATTCTTGAAAACCATGGAGAAAACTCTACCACCAACATAAGAGAATGCCCCAGAAGTTATTATTCTAACATTAATTTTTCTCAACAATTCAAAGACGAAGCTGAATCTTTTATTAAAAAGTTTTCTAATAAAAAACCAATAATAGGTATTCATCCTTTCGGAAGCAATTTTTCTTGCGACACTTATTCTCGTTTCAATTTACCTATAAAATATTTATCTCCAGAGATAGTTTCAGAAATGATTAGCGAAAATTATAATTATATTATATTTGGATCTAAATCTCAACTAGAGTCTTACGGAATACCACAGTCTGAAAATATACTACACACTGACATTAGCATTGAATCCTGTTTGGAGTTAGTGAAACTCTGCTGTAAATTTTTTGGCACAGACAGCTGCTTTAAAACAATGTCTTCTATGTCAAGAATACCAACATATTGCGTTTTAGGAGATTTCGAGGATACTATAAGAGATCAATTTTTTATTAATCAATACGAAAAAGACAATGTTATGAAAGTTTTTAGATTCAAAGATGCCTATTCTGAAAAAAACAAGCTAATTGACTTTTTAAAACTAAATTGATATGAAATTTTCTTTATTTCTAAATACAAGAAATAGACCTCACCTACTTAGAAATTTTTTAAATTCTGTCTATCAAACTACAAGCGATAAAAATTCTATAGAAATTATTATTACTTATGATGACGATGACGAGCTAACTCACGCTATTTCTAACAATAATTTTGGACTGGATATAAGGTTTATCAGAGGTCCAAGGCCTGATAATTTAATTGCCTCTTACAACAGAATGGTCAGAGTTGCAAAAGGAGAAAATCTTTTTGTTTGCAACGATGATATCTCTATTTTAACTAAAAGCTGGGATGAAATAGCCTTAAATAAAATAAATGAATACAAGGAAATTCATGGATTTTCTGATAATATTTATTATTGCAAAACCCACTGCAATAGCGCAGATAGAGACATAACCGCAGGATATTGTTCTTTTCCAATAATTTCCAAAAAAGCGACCGAGGTTTTAGGGTTTTTCATGTATGAATCTTTTAAAACTTTAGGAGGAGACACTTCTATATACAGACTCTATAAAGAAATAGAAAGAATTATAGATTTACAAGAAATAAAAATAGATCATATTTTGCATAATACTGTTTCTGCGGTTTGTTCTCCTGATAAAGTAGCCGAAGAATATAGACATAAATTTTTTTCTAATGTAATAAACCCACTGACTTTTGATGTATCTAAAGAAGCTAAATTACTAATAGATTATATAAATGAAAATTCTGAATCTAAGTGTCGAAAGCAAGCCCCAAATTTATAGTAGATAGTTTTTCTAAATCTAGAAAAGATGTCTTGCGTGGATTTCATGGAGATATTTTTACATGGAAACTTATAGAGTGTCTGAAAGGATCAATATACTTTGCCGTCATAGACTTAAGGAAAGATTCTGAAACATTCGGTGAACATCAAACATTTACTCTCACAGAACATAATAAGTACCAAGTGCTTGTACCGAATGGGTGCGTTAATGCGCATTTATGTGTCAGTGAAGAATGCTTATTTCATTATAAATTTACGCATGAATACGTTGCGCAAAAAGACCAGATGCATGTAAAATGGAACGACCCAAAATATAATATTTTTTGGCCTATAAACAATCCAATCCTTTCTGAAAGAGATAAATGAAAAATTTTATAATAGTCTCTGCGATAAAAGAAGAGTTTCCATTTGACGAAGATTTTCCAATTATTTACACTGGAATCGGCAAAGTAAACGCTGCGATTGGTTTGTGTAATTACTTAAATCTTAATCCAAAAATAGATATTGTTATAAATTTAGGATCTGCTGGAGGATTAAATTGCGAAATTGGATCAATTGTTGAATGCGGTATTTTTATAGACGGCCAATTAGACTATCCCGGATATATACAAGAGCAAATAGTATTTGGAATTAATAAAAAAACATGTTGCACTTTTGATAATTTTGTAACTGAAAAACCAAAAATTTATGCAAATTGTGTCGATATGGAGGCGGCGGCTCTCGCCAAAACTTGCATGCAAAAAGAACTTAAATTTTTGTGTTTTAAATATATTTCTGATATAATAGGTGAAGAAAAACAAACAACTAAATGGCTTAAAAATTATAAAGAAGGTAAAAATCTTCTGAGAAAAGCTCTAGAAAACATAATATGAAAATTTTAATCACAGGGGGCGCGGGATATTTAGGCTCAGTATTAACTGAAAACTTACTTAAAGAAGGTAACGAAGTAACTATTTTAGATAATTTATGCTATAATCAGTTATCTCTGAGCGGATTTTTTTCTAATAAACTGTTTAAATTTGTACTGGGAGACGTTAGAGAAAAATCTCTTTTAGAAAAACTTGTAAGTGAAAATGATGTAATTATACCATTGGCAGCTATTGTTGGAATGCCAGCTTGCAAAAGCAATCCCCAAGCCGCAATCGATATAAATCTAAATCAAATAAAAAATATAATTAAATTTTCTAGTAAAAACCAAAGAATCATATTGCCTAATACTAATAGTCAATATGGCTCATCTTCTGAAATAATTACAGAAAGTAGTCCTTTCAAACCCCTATCTCTTTATGCAGAAACCAAATGCGATGCCGAAAAAGCGCTTCTTGACTCTGGAAATGGAATTGCTCTAAGACTAGCTACTGTTTTTGGTATGTCTTATAGAATGAGAATGGATCTTTTAGTTAACGATCTTGTATTTAAATCTTTGACTGATGGATATCTTGTTCTTTTTGAATCTCATTTTATCAGAAATTATATTCATGTAAGAGATGTTTCTAAGGCTTTCTCTTTTATGATATATAGATACCTAAATTGCAATAATAACGCTTTCAATGTAGGTCTTTCTGATGCTAATTTAAATAAATTGCAATTAGCAGAAACTATCAAAAAGTTTATTCCTGAATTAGTTATCGTGCAAAATGAATTCAAAAAAGATTTTGACCAAAGAAATTATAGAGTGTCAAATAAAAAAATAGAATCATATGGATGGTCTCCAGATTTTTCTCTAGAATCCGGCATAAAAGAATTGATTAATGGGTATCAGCAAATAATAAAATATAAAAATAAAGATTTTACTAACTTGTAATTTATTTATGGATATATTATTTGTTTCTCCCGGTAACGCCTCTGGAATTTACCAAGACCTTTCTGAAAACTATTCTGCGATAGAACCTCCGACTTGGGCATTACTTTTAGCTCAATCTTGCAGATCTATAGGTCTTAGCGTAGGAATTCTTGATATAAACGCTGAAAAGCTAAATAACGATAAAGTCTTACAAAGAATAAATGCACTCAATCCCAATCTGATTTGTTTTGTCGTCTACGGTCAAAATGTTAATTCTGGGACCGTCAATATGTCTGGGGCATTATATACTTCTAATTTTTTAAAGGAAAAAGACGTAAAAATTCCAATCTCATACGTAGGTTCATATATGCAGGCTGTTCCTTTCAAAGTAATGAAAGACGAGCCTTCTATTGATTTTGCTTTTACGAATGAAGCGGTTTACGCTTTAAGAAATGTAGCCAAGCTTAAAGATTTTTCTAATTTAGAAAATATAAATGGAATTATTTGGAGAAAGAATGGAGTTATAACAATAAACCCTCCAGAAAAATCTGTTCCAAACGATAGGATGGATATAGACTTACCTGGTTACGCTTGGGATCTTCTTCCTTATCAAAATAAACCGCTAGATTTATATAGATCTCCATTATGGCATTCTGAATATAATGAAGACAATAGAACACCATACGCCGCTATACAAACATCTTTAGGATGCCAATTTTCTTGCAGTTTTTGCATGATTAATATCATTAACAGAAATGATAACGATGAAATAGGCGTAGCTGGCAAATATAGCGGCATGAGATATTGGAGTCCTGATTTTATTATTAAAGAATTCGAAAAACTGTATTCTCTTGGAGTTAGAACAATAAAAATAACAGACGAAATGTTTTTATTAAATAAAAAATTTTATGCCCCGCTTTGCGAAATGCTACGCGATAGAGGTTATGGCAAAAACTTAAGAATGTGGGCATATTCAAGGATAGACACAGTAAGAAATCCTGAGCTTCTTAAATTAGTAAGATCTGCTGGAATTAGATGGCTGGCCCTCGGCATAGAAAGCGCAGATAAAACAGTAAGACTAGAAGTATCTAAAGGAAAATTCGAAGATGTAGACATTAAAAGAGTTATATCTCAAATCCATGACGCTAACATTGAAGTAATGGCGAATTATATATTTGGCCTTCCCGGAGACACTGTTGAAAGCATGCGTAAAACTCTTGACTTTTCTAAAGATTTATGTACATCTGGATGGAATGCTTATGCCGCCATGGCATTACCAGGAAGTCAATTGTATAAAGATGCTATCTTAAAAAATACAAAATTGCCAGACTCTTATGAAGGATATTCTTTTCATGGCTACGAGACTCTTCCCCTGCCAACAGAATCGTTGTCCGCTGAAGAAGTGTTAAAATTCAGGGATTCGGCTTTTTCCGAATACCACTCTTCTGGCGCTTTTTTGGATAGAATAAAAAATAAATTTGGGGAAAACGCTGTAAAAAATATAAAAGACATGTTAAAGATAAAAATAGTTAGAAAAATCTATAATTAAAATGAAACAATATTCTGAAAAAGATTTATTAGATTTTGAAGAAGACATCGCAAAAGAATTTAATTCAGGCAAAATAAAGGCTCCGATTCATCTTCACAATGGAAATGAGAAAGAAATAATAGAAATATTTAAAAACATAAATCCTAAAGATTGGATTCTATGCAGCTGGAGAAGTCATTATCACTGCCTGCTTAAAGGAGTGCCTCCAGAAGAATTAAAACAAAATATAATGGACGGAAAATCTATAGCTCTTTGTTTCCCAGAGTATAATATTTTTTCTTCAGCTATCGTAACCGGCATTCTTCCTATCGCGGTAGGAATAGGTATGGCGTCAAAAATGAATGGTGATGGAAGATGGGTGTATTGTTTTGTCGGCGACATGACATCTGAGACAGGATGTTTCGAAGAGTGTTATAAATATGTTTGCAACCACGATCTTCCAGTCAAATTTATAATAGAAGATAATGGCAAATCTGTTTGTACAGATACTCGGAAAATATGGAACACCATAAGACTTAGCAAAGAAGGCTTATTTAATAAGCATCTTTACTATTATAAATATGAAACAAAATGGCCTCACGCTGGAGCCGGACAAAGAGTTCAATTTTAATATGAAATATTTTGATGAATTAAAAAGATCAATGGATTATCTAGCGGCTCATCCGGACACTTTATTTATTGGCCAAGCTGTTGAGTATGCTGGCACAGCAATGAGCAACACTTTAAAAGATGTACCAAATAATAAAAAACTAGAGCTTCCTGTTTGCGAAGATTTGCAAGCTGGAATGACAAATGGCTTTGCTTTATCTGGCAAAATTCCAATAAGCATCTATCCACGATGGAATTTCTTTTTGCTCGCCACAAATCAAGTAGTTAATCATTTAGATAAGATCCCAATGATTTCTGATTTTAAAACTAAAGCAATTATTAGAACTGGAATTGGTTCGGAAAGACCTCTTCATCCGCAGCATCAACACGTTGGCGATTTCACTGATGCATTTAATCTTATGCTCAAAAATGTAGAAGTAATTAGGCTTGACGAGCCAGAAGATATATTTCCAGCTTATGAAAAAGCTTTAAATAGAACCGATGGCAAATCAACTATTTTAGTTGAGTGGGGAGATTTTTATAACGAAAAATAAAAACTGCAATTAAAGATAATGGATTTCTCTTTTTTAATTGCCTCTAAAAAACCGTATGATGACTACGCTCGAAAATCTGTTGATTCCATTTGTGCGATAGATACTAAATTAAAATACGAAATCATAATATGCCACCAAGATGAAATAAGAGACAGCAGAGTCAGATGGATAAAAGACGATAAGCTATCTGGATCTTGTTATGCTTATAATACTTGCTATAAATATTCTTCTGGTAAATATATTTTTATTTTTACAGATGATGCTATTTTGCATGGAGACATTTACGGAACAATTGATTTTCTTGAGTCTGATTTATTTAAAAATAAAAAATTTAAGATAACAACTTTGCCTGGAATGCTGCGAGATAAAACAAGCCCTATTAATATTACAAAATTTGAAAAAGAACCGTCCTATCCTGATATATTAAAATTAACAGATTGTTATATTATTTGTCCGCCGTTTAATGTTCCATGTTTCCCAATATTTTCTAGGGAAACCGTAGATAATTTTTTGGGTGGCATTCTTTTCCATCCAAGCGTAAAAATATGTCATGACTGGTGGCTTGGGGCTTTTTTGTATTTTAATGGCGAACCAATAGTGCAGTACGACAAAGCTTTAATTATTGGAGATCCTATTTTAGCAATACCACATGAAGATTTAATTTTGGAAGATACAAAAGTAAAATTTTTTGGAGAAAGCTATGTGAATACATATAGAATTATTAAAAACTATTTCAAAGGCATGCCTTACGTATACGATGAAGGAAAAAGTTATATTTCAGAGCAAGAAATCCTAAAATTAAAAAATGAAAGAATTTATTCAATACATTTAACTCGGCCGTAGGTGAAGATTTTTCCTGGAACACAATTCACATAGATGAATCGTATTCTATTTATGGAAAACATGTAGATGAAATAATCTTAAACTACTGTTTATACAATAACGTATCCGTTGTTTTTTATTCTCTTTTAGGCACTGACCCCAGAAATCCAACAATAAAAACATATCAAGCTCTTAAAAATGCTAAAATAAAGCAATGTTTTATGTGGCCAGATACTGCTGGCTGGGCTATAGAAAAAATAAAAGAACTTGACAGTTTATCTGATCTTCACATCTCTTGGGATAATCCATCTATTAAAATTGGATATTCAAATAAGCATTTATCTATGTGGGTTCCTCAAGATCAATTTTTATTTTGCCCAGACGAACAAAATATAGATGTTAATTTTTCTGGCAGCAAGCATCAGGAAGACAGAATAGAATATTTAAATTTTTTAATTAAAAAACTAAATGCAATATCAATTAGAGGCGGGCAAGCGGAAGAAAGGCTAAGCCCTCAGCTATATGCATTTTTGATAAGAAGAAGCAAAATAAATCTTAATTTCCCACTGCACCCTTTCGGATTTGATCAGGTTAAAGGAAGAGTGTTTGAAGTTTTGGCTTCTAAATCTTTGCTTTTGGAAAAGGCTAATAGCGAAACA